CAGTATGCGTCGTGGTTACTAACATATGGACTACCGAGACGCAAAACAGCTGTTCTTTCACCGCTACCACCTGCAGATACCGTTAATCCATTATCACCTTTTATTTGCATTACGTTCCTGGGAACCGTCGTCCCTATACCTGCTGTGCTTGCGGTGAGCACGCCCACGTTGCTAAGACCGAAGTTGGCGAATGTAGAAAATCCGTTAGCCGTTATTACGTTCGTGGACGTATTTCCATTTTGTGTGATTATCTCGAGTGGCGATATGGGACCCGTTGCACCGGTTGGACCGGTTGCACCCGGAGGTCCGCCCGGATCTCCCCTCGGTCCAGAGGGACCCGCGGGTCCCGTTCCTCCCGCCACGCCCGTCGCACCCGTATCTCCCTTCGAACCACCCGGACCCGTGGAACCTGTCAGCCCGGTCGGTCCCGTGAGACCTGTCTGACCAGTTGCACCGGTCGCACCCGGGGGTCCGAAATCCTGTGGCGTGCCCTGCACAACCAGTCCATTAGAATATATGAAAAGAGCATTTGAAGTCTCAGAAAAATCGATGTATTCTGCGCTCGGGTTCCAGAGGTTTCCGTAAAGTTTCATTTCATTTCCGTGAAGTCTGAGGAGGTCTTTCTTATTTGAGGAGGACGAACCGCTTCCCACCACAAGGTGTGTGTCCGTCGGTTGACTCGCGTCGTCGAGGTTAAATCTTCCGAGCGCGGTTGAGTACGGTGCATGCGCATTCGCGAGATGTCCCTGTGCGAAAGAGTGACTCGCATACGAGACGGAGAGGCGTCCCATCGCGTGCGAATAATTTCCCACCGATTCCGTGGATTCTCCTTCCGCATGGGAATACTTACCTTTTGCTTCCGACCCCAGTCCTTCTGCATGCGAATATTCGCCGGATGCTACGGTTCCCCTTCCTTCCGCGTGCGAGTGAAGACCCGAAGACGTCGTTTGTCTTCCTTCTGCGTGCGAAAACTGACCGGACGAGGTGGTCGCGTTTCCTTCCGCGTGCGAAAAGTTCCCCGAGGACGTCGTGGCGTTGCCCTCTGCGTGGGAGTAATCTCCGGAAGCCGTCGTACCGATTCCTTCGGAGTGAGATCTCAGACCCGAGGCAGTCGATTCGCCCTGCGCGAACGATTCGTTCGTGGAATGGGATTGTCCCTGAACTAAATTCCCTGTGAACTTTGTTGCCACGCTCGTGGAGTTTCCCAGCTGGGTGACCTCTTGTAGCGTACCCACTCCACCGGCTCCTCCACCTGCGACTAAAGTTCCGTCTAGATACAATCCCCGACCCGGCTGTCCATCAATGTCTCCAACAACTAATCCAGATGTGGTGGCTGGATTAGATGTTGTTCTAAAACGAACCCTTTTAATGTTAATTTCATTGCCAGTATTAGACATTGTTATAATTAGTTACTAAATAAAATTCCCGCTAATCCCGCTGTGATTTTTAGCACGTTATATCCCACTGCGTATACGTATAACTTTTCGTTGGTTCTGTCAGTACCCCTCGTGACATCCGTCAGGGTGAGAGACGCGGAATCCAAACGACTGAAATTACAGCACGATTTTCCAAAGTTATAAATGAAAAATCTCGTGTAGAAAGGGCAATTTACTGAGTTCACGAAGTTAATGAGTGCATTTGAGTTATTGTAATAACTTTGCACGGTGTGGTAGTAGGAGGGGCTCATCGAATCCATTATGTCGAGTCCATTTATCGATATTTTTGCGTCTTTGAATGAAAAGTAATCCTTGTCCAGTTCGTCGCTTTTTGAGGGGTGTCCCCAAAAAAGGTATTTTATTGGGTGGTTCAGCGAGGAGAGATCGGCGCTCATGGTGCCACTCGATTCGCTCAGTGTGAGTTTTTGAACCTGGGTCACGAAGAACTCCTTGACTCCTTTGACCATTTGCAATCTCGTGTCCTCTGAGAGGAATATGAAGTTTCCGAATACTTTAAGGTTGGACGAGAGGTTGGGAGAGTTTCCCCACTTTATTCTCACGCTAACGCTCGTGTTCGAGAGCGCCACCAACGGTAAGAAATTGTCGTAATCGCAGAAAAAGAAATGCAGTGGGAAGAACGTGACGTCAGATGTCGAAATTGCGTTATTTATGACCGTCGCTTTCGATCTGTTTTCTGCGAGGTAGACGCTCCATATGTCCACGCAGTAATCGTAGGTTATGGTGTCTACGAGCTTTCCTCCTATGTAGAGCTCGAATTCGGTTCCGTCGAGGGTATTGTTTTCGTTTGGTACTTCGAGCCACATGGCATTGATGACGTCTCCCTTGAATATGACCTCCACCTCGGACGTCCCGCCGGCAACTATCGACCCGGAAACGGGCAGTCTGTGAACCGCTTGTGAGAAGTCCGTAAATCGTTTGTAGCTCGCCTTGTATTTAGTGGGATTCAATACATACGTATCTTGAATGCCCTTTGATATTAATGCAACGAGTGCACCCGACATTGCTGCTACTATTATAAAATGTTTATTTATTGTATAGATGCCACCAAAGAAGTCGAGCACTCGCAGAATTCCCACTTCTGGCAGCGAACACCGCTTCGTCCACGAGCCTTGGACGAGGTTTAAGGTCGCTAACAATTGTTACGCCTACGCCTTCCACGATTTGAGGATGTGGAGACCCCAGAAAAGCGTCCCCGGCAATAGGACTGCGGCGGGACCCCTCGCCTCGGACTACACCACCTGCAAAGGCATATCGAAGAAGATTTTGCAGGACAACCCGGGGAAGGTTTACATTTCCAGGGCTGGTGCCAAGTGTAAGAAGGGATACTACAAGGTCATGATGGTAGTTGCGCCCCGCGATAGATATGGAAATCCGGGTGGGGATTTTCATTTCTACAAACAACACGGAGTGGTTCAATACAAGTTGAGGAAGGGCGATACGCCTGAAAACCTCGCGAAATTTTTCGACGTTCCCTTGAGGAGAATCAAGCTCGCGCTGGGAAAGGCGCCGCGTGTGGGTAAAGTAATAGTTTTCAAGTGTAACCTTTTCAGCCACAAAATGGGATGGGCGACCGGACCCCTTCTGGTTGATAGCTGTGGTAAGATCATAAAAGATCCCAGAAAGTCGTGCAGGAAGTATGGATTGAACTACAGCAAATACTGCAAATCATTCTGTGTCGCGTCTCATAAGGGAGTCAAGGTTGGCGTAATCTAAGTCCAACCCGATCCGTTCGAGAACGTTTCTCAACATTTCGATGTTATCCGCCTCGATGCTTAACTGCGTGGTGAGGTGAGATATGTCATCGATGTTCAAACCGACGTTTGTGACGACGTTTGAAATGGAATTCGATGCATCCAACGTCGTCGTTTCGTAAATCGTTCCGTTGATCAAAGGCTCTATCGTCACGGTCACTCTAAATTCTGGTATGTCAAATGGCTCTCTGCACATAGGACAACTTCTATTTCCTTCGTTTTTCCATTTATTTATACATTTTTTATGAAATTTATGACCACAGGGCATTTCTCTCACGTTTCGCTGAGTCATAACTTCCATGCATATGGGGCACGTCGAGTCACCCTCTATGGGTTTGTGCCACGAACAAGTGCCATTTTCCTGTGATACCCTGCACCTGCATCTCGTTCCGTTGGACGTCTGTCCGGTGCATCGGAACATATCGGCTAATAATATTTTAATATTTTTCTATTTCAAAAAACACACATGGAGGATAAGGAAATTAGGGACTACTTAAAGAAACTCAAAGCTAAATACGGATCCGCTTACACGCCCCTCAAATATTTCAGGGGTCTGACCAAGTACAAGGATATCAAAATGAGATTCTTGCGTATACAGAGGGGCATAAAAAACCCGACAAACTTTTCGGAATTCAAAACTAATAGGGGGCAGGTGACAAAAAGAAGTTCTTATACTACTAAATTTTACAAAATGTTTCCAAATGCGAAAAGTCTTCCGCAAAAGGCACGTGCGACTAAGGTTCCCCTGAGAATAATAAGGGCTGTGTATGATAAGGGACTCGCGGCTTGGAGAACCGGGCATCGCCCAGGGGCAAATCCCCAGCAATGGGGGTATGCCAGAGTGCATTCGTTTCTCACGAGGGGTAAAACAACGAAAACGGCAGATAAGAGCCTCGTGCTAGAAGCCAAAAAATTAATGAAACCCGAAAACTTCAAAAAAATATTCTAGTCATCCTCATCGGAAGATGAAATGATGGAATATGCGTGGTTCCTCCCTTGTCTTCTCAAATTCATCACCTCTCTTTCCAAAGATTCGATCGCATCTTTGTAACGAGATCGCATGTTATTCTCAACGAGCGTCTTAAATTGTATGAATTCGTCCTTATTCTGCGCCACGCGACAAACCGGGCACGTGTCAGAATGAACATACCAATTCAAAATGCAATCGGTGTGAAATCGATGTCCGCACTTCAACGTCTTGTAGTTCTTCGTCATCATTTCAAAACATATGGAACACTGCTCCGGGGGAACCATGGAACTATGTCTTGTGCAAAAATCACCGACCTTTGCATTACACTTACATCGCAACCCAGTCCGTGGGATTACATAAGAACATTTGTTATCGACCATGTGTCCTTAACTAGTATGGGTTTTATTATTTTAACTATGTCTGCGTGAATGGCGTCGATGTCTCTATTCGCATCCACAACGTGAATGCCATCACACCCAGATATGAAAGCATCGTAGTGGCGTTTGAGCGTTTGTAAATATTCCAAAGATATCTTGGAATCACCCTCTTGAAACCGCGTTTTTATGTGCTCGTAACACAACTCGGGCTTCTTATCCAAATATATGAAGCACGTGGGGTTCCACGTCAGCTTGTTCGATATGCGAGAAAATATCACGTTCTCCGCATCGGTGACGACGCCACCATCGACCAAGTTTTTCCAAAAAACTTGCTTTGTGGATTCGGGACACCTCTCGAAAATTCCATCGACGTGCTCCATGTCCAAGTAGGAATTCAAAACCGCCATTTGCATCAAAAATCCCCAACGCCCGGGATCGTCATAAAACAATTCGAGGGGCCAATCCTGAATGGGCTCCTTCACAACGGGAAGTGAAGAAATCTCGCTCAACAAAGCCACTTGAGTTGATTTACCAGAACCAATCAATCCGTCTATAACAATTTTCATTTATATACAAATGCACTACGTGTTTAATAAGTGTTTTTTACCTTGAGGAAAGGGACGTCACACGAATCGCAACGCTCGCGAGCGGTGATGTCATCCAGAATCGCCGGACCCTTCACCTGGAGGAGGCGTCTGTAACTGTAGTTATCCTGTGGGGCGATGTTGTTCTGCTTCATGACATAGTCATTAAAGAGCGTCGCGGCGGTACCTATAGTGAAACAACGACCATCAGCCATACCGAGTCTCTGAGACATTTTTGTTTTATAATTAAGAACTATTATAATTTCCTAACCACTGCTCGATCTTGAACCCCCGCCACGTGTCAAAAACATCCCTATCATTTTCCGCCAATTGACTGACGACTATAGCCGACTTGTTGTTGAAAATCTCCCTAACGATCGTATCGTAAGCGCTGACCACGTCCACGAGGTTCTTGGCTCCGGTTATGATGGACTTGCCTGAACTGAAAATGCTCACCACCGCCACCTTTTTATCGCCGTTCGAAATCTTGATCTTGACTGCCGAATACCTATCGGGATTAAAGGTCGCGTCATGCCCTGCGTTGGAAAAAATTTCAAATATGTTCCTCAAATTCACAAAACAGTTCAGAGAAAAGTTAGAATTTATCATGTGAACCGAATATTCGTGAGCGTTGCACTTCTTCTTTGTAATGTGTCCCACAACGCAGTTAATCTGCTTCAAAACTCTCTCGCAATCGAATATGTCGCTGCACCCAGAGACGTGGATTGCACCGTTGGGAAACAACTTGACGGACTTGCGGCTCCTGTAATCGTCGCAATAAATTGACACCTGGTTAAAAAATTCGGTATCAGAACGATGGTAGGTGAAGGTGAATTTAGATTTTAAAGGACGAATGCGGATGCTTTCGTTTTTTTCAAAGTAGTTCTTCACCGCCTGCAAATCGATGGACTTGTTAAAGTTCGATGTCATAGTAATGGTTGTAATTTTGAGCCAACTCGGAATACAATCATTGCTATCACGGATAGACTTTATGCCATTGAAGAATTCAAACATGGAGGGATTCATGGTGAGATGTGCTGCCCGTGCACAAAACTTTGACACAAGAGACGGACACACATATTTTATGGAAGTACGTTCGCCAATATAACAGCGAGTAATGCAGCTATCGACAGCAATACATAATCGTACTTGGGTTTAGATGCCTGAGCCCACCGCGCGGAAAAAAACACCGTCAGAAACACTCCCACCGAACGCGCGCCAGATTCTATGTGCTGCTTGTATGACATTAATTTAAAATATGTTTTTATTTTAAATACAAATGGAAACAAATTTTGGTATGTTTACTCTATTTGCTGTGAGAAGTAAGAATAACCTCCCTTTCATAGGCGCTTATGTTAGCAGTAAGAATTGCAAATCCAGAAAATCAACTAATACAAAGAGTCCATTTTATGTTGGTAGTAATAACATTCTGCCATCTAATCGCTAAACGCCGGCAGCTGCGTAGTCCTTCCCTGAATGCTGATGATGAACTCATCCTCGGCAACGTCAGGCATGTTCTCCGTGTCCGGGAACTCCTTCCTATAAGCCGCAATCGACTTTCCGCTCACGGATGGAGACTCCTGCTGCAGCCTCTCGTACTCCGCCAGAGCCCAATCGGTGAGCAGGTCGGAAGCCTTGCGATCCTCGCGGGACATTCCCATCTGCAGCGTCATGTAACGGTAGTACGAACCGAACTGCTTCGCAACGGCGGCGTGGTCGGCAGCCTTCTCCTCGGCGTTGTAGAACTTCTTTACAGACTGAATCAGCGAGGCAATCATGCCCAGCGCACCGATGCCGTACATCACACCAGCGGAGTCCTCGAGACCGGCGGTCGCCAGAGACGCGGTGGAGCTCACAGTAGTCAGGAAAATAGCCCAAAGCGAAAGCTTATCGCTAAACGCCTTCCACGAACCGGCGTTCTTGTTGTGAATCCAGCGAAGACCGGCAGCCTTCTCACCCCACGCCTTCATGATGTCCTCCATGTGGTTAGACCAACTGGCGGCGTTGAGCTTCTTCTTCAGTCCATCCATGTTCGCAGCGGCGAGCGCAGCCTGCTGATCGACGTTCATGTTCGCCTGCTCGGATGCCATTGTGAGTGCTTATAGCGTTTAAATGATCAAAATCTTTATCTGTGTTAATAATATACAACAAATATGGGAATTATTAACAACGATTCTATGGACACAGACGATGGCTTCTCGGTCACCGGGGCGTATGTTTCGGTCGGTTCCAACAGGGTATCAGTTCAGAGAACGGGTCTCGATGAGAGCAACGTTGCGACCTACAACATAAGGTTCTCTGCGACCTTCTGGAAAGATAAGGCATGGAGGGATGCCGGAAGCGTGCCCTTCAAGACCGTGGGATATAACACTCCCATCACGGATCTGAGCGTGCCTTTATACACCTCTGCATACAATATTCTCAAAGCTGAATACACAAACAACACCGATTCGAATTAACGACCGGACATAGAAATAATCAGAACACCAATGAGAAAAATAGCTAATATATAATTACATTCAGTTTTGTCATTTTTAAAGAAATCGGCAATCTGCGAGGCTGCTTTGCGCTGAGGCTCACGGGCAGGCGCACTCGCCGGCTTGTCAGCCCCCGAACCAACTGGGGGTTCATATGCATCTTCGAGAGGTGCATAATCAATAGCCATTTATTACTTTATCTATATATTAATTTCATTGTCTTTCGATGCCTTCTTTCTTCGTCCACCGCGACGCTTGGCAGGCGCCTTAACACTTATGTCCTTTATATCAGGGTCATCAGTGGTAACCGAAATTATGTCAGACATGTCGTCCTCCGCAATCGCGGGAGCGTCCGGCTTCGCGTCGCCTGTAAAAGTGTTCACAGGCGGAGGAGGTACCGGCATGCCCATACCGCCCATCAAACCACTCAGATCGATTCCGGGACCCTTCATCTCCTTACGACCGCTCACGGGGTCGACGCTGGGAGGTGGACGACCATCGGCGGGGTTTTGCATCGTGTTTTGAACCGCGCTCATCATGTTCTGCATGAGATCGGGGTTCTGCCTCATCACGTCATTCACATTAGGCATGACCGACTTGAACATGCTGTTCGTAAGGTGAAACATCATGCCGGATCCGCCGACCATCATTATCAGCCTCACCTCGGGAGCAACCTTGATGGACGTTCTGTATTTCACGTAAAGCTCCTCGAAAACCTCGTCGTAGTCCTCCACGTTCTCCATCATCGACTCCGACCACCCCTCTAGCTTCAAATCGAAGGGGTCGTAACGCTTGTTCAAAAACTCCAAACCCGTCACACACGCTATGAGAGCTCTCCTCGAAAACTTCACCGATTGGTCAACCTCGATGCTGTAACGAACGCGCTTCAGCTCGGAACGAAGCTCCTCGATGTCCGAATACATATTCAAACGCTTATTCACGTGAATCCCCTTTTTGCTAGAAAGACGCGTCAGCTTGTTGAGGATGTCAGCCTTCTCGTCGTCTATGCTCTGAAAACCCTGGGATGGACCCTGTTGAGGCATCATACCACCGCCCGTCTGCATCCCAATCCCAGTCGGCATGGTTGGCATATCTTCGACGTCGTTGACTTCGCCGTAATCTATCGGCTCATCGTTCTCCATGGGCTGAACAGGAGGACCCGCCTTCTTGTCAGGATTCATAAACGCGTTAGGCAGCTCGAGTTCCTCGGGAGTCACTTGTTCCTTCGCTGCTACGGGACGGCGCATCCGCATCGGGGCGCTATCAATTTCAATCTCATCGAGAATAGCCTGCTCGTCATCTCCTAAATTCATCGTGCCCGGATCGTCGCCCTGCAATACTATTTCAGCAGCCATCGCCTATTGTTATCCTAACAGAAAGATTTACTAAACCTTTAACGCGCCCCAAAAAATTATATGTTTTAAATATAAATGAAGTGCTCCAAGACGAACCTCGCTACCGCCTCCGCCGTGGTAATTCTTGTGGCTGTGATTGCCGTTTCTCTCTTCGGCAAGAAGAGCTCGCCCTACACGCTGAAGGCTCTCGTGCTCAAGGATGACCCGACGCAGAAGCCCCTGAAATCGCTCAAGTACGACGTGGCGTGCACCCCCGGACCCTCCCCTCAGGGTGCCTACTACACCAAGGCTCTCACCCCGGGTGGATTCTGCGGCGACCAGCAGCTGGTCAACGCCGCGATGCACGGCTACACCATCACATCCGGCGTCGGCGGCTCGCTTCTTGATGCCTAAAAAAATACTTTGTTATAATAGAAATGCAACCCGATTGCAAATACGAAACCCATAAGATATGTGTGACTCACAGCGGTCAGACTGACACAAATCTTACGGACACGCACTTTTTGCCAGTGCCGCTCAAGGAGGTCGTGAGTGCGCGACTCCTCGCAGCCAACGTGCCGTGGAACGACACCGCGAACGTGGTGTACCTCACGGTCGACGAACTCGACTCACAATTCAAAGATTTTGCGGCACCGCTCGGAGCCACGGGCGCGTCCACACTCGGAAACCCTACGACGAGCAGCATCAAAAGAAAAGCTTTCTGCCCGCTCTACTCGCAGTTCAGAGGGGCAACGGGAGATAAGAGAATAATGTACACAGATGATTATCCAACCGAAACCGAATATAAGTACCCGATACAAAAACTCGAAAAACTCACAGTCTCTGTCAGAGATGAAAACGACGCAGTAATAACCATAGGATCAGGTCTCAGAGCATACTTCTACTTTGAATTTGTGTGCAAACGTCTAAATATTTGTTATTAGTTATTAGTAGTAATGTCAGGTGCTTTAACAACACTTGTCGCAGTTGGTAAAGAAGATGCTATTTTGCACAACGACCCGCAAATAACATTCTTCAAAACAAACTTCAAACGCTACGCCAATTTTTCACAAGCGACCCTTTCGCAGGTTATAAGTGGTAATCCTGCCGAAGGAGCGCTATCGTCAATGACGATAAGCAAAAAAGGTGATCTTATGAACTACATGTACATCACCAAAAAAATAAACGGAGTTCTTCAACCCAACATCACAGAGGACGACATAGAATACATAGAGTTCGTAATAGGTGAACAAATCATAGACAAAATCACGACGAAACAACTCGTATCGCTCAAAAACATAAAAAACAAATACAGCAAAACGCACAACGGGTTCGAAAGAAACGGCAAACTCGGGTTCTACGACCAATATAACTACCCACTGGGATTCTGGTTCTGTGATAACTGGTCGTGCTCCATACCGCTCGTATCACTCCAGTATCACGACGTTCAAGTGAGAATCAGGTGGGGAGCCTCCGCAAGCGGGGCAACCTACGAGGGATGGGTGAACTACGTGTACCTCGACAAAGGTGAGAGACAAATGATCTCAGAATCAAAAGGCGTCAACGACATGCTCATATACCAACACGCAGAAACGCCGCCGTCGAACACGAACAACATGGAACTCACGTTCAACAACCCCGTATCGTTCCTCTTCTCGGACATAGGAACCACAGACATATTCGGAAAAACAATTCCAAACGTGTCCGACAAACTCCTCATAAGACTAAACGGAGTAGACATAGTCGACAAAAAGGAAATCACGCCGCACTACAACATCATGACCCTCATCAACCACACGGAATTCTCAAAGTGGAATGCCGTAGACCCCATAAACAAAGTAGAACTCACCAGAGACGCAGCAGACAGACTGACGGACGTGACGGTCACGACAGAAACAGGAACCAACATGGGGTTCTTCTACCCATTCGCACTGAACTGCTCCTCCTTCCAACCATCCGGAACCTGTAACTTCTCCAGAATAGACGGAGCATACCTCATATCAGATTCCAGTATAAAAAAATCAATATACGCACGAAACTACAACGTACTCAGAATACAAAAAGGAATGGGAGGAATGTTATTTAATTCTTAATATATTTCAAATGAACATAGTGTATATAGCAGCACTTCTCGCAATCGTATTCGTCCTCTCCTACAAACCAAAAGAAAACTTTACAAAAACCCCGCAGTGCTGCAACAACACACCCTATATGGCACAAAACGCCACGCAGTGTGAGAATGCACACTTCCAGGGTGTGCAGTTCGGAAACCAACAATACGGATGCCCAGCCAGACACCCACAAGCAAATCTCGGTGCGATAATTGGCAATTAAAGGTTTCTGGATTTTAAATAGAAATGATCGCCCTCAACATAAACATGGTTGCCATCGGCATCGCAGTCACGGTGCTGCTCGTGCTCTACCTCATCCACAAGCAGCTCAGAAAGACGCAGAATGAGGTCAATGGTCTCAAGAAGTTCTCGAACGTGGTCGCACAAAGGTTTGCCGCCATAGCACCCCCGCCCACCGCCCCAGTCGTGGAGGAGGAGGAGGAGAAGGAGGAAAAGGCTACCGGCGCACGCGAGGGCGGCGAATCTGCGCAAACACAGACTGCGACTGAAATAGATGAAAAAAAGAATGCTTAAATATAGGTTATAATGAAAAGTGAAGAAAGACACAAGTGTGTGATTATACCTATAATCCAAGCGGACAAAAAACCATCCAAGTTTTTAACCGTCCGTGATAAACGTTTCAAAGAATGGACTTTTATCACAGGAGGATGTAGGAAAAGAGAAATATCCGATCCCATCAAATGCGCAATGAGAGAACTGGACGAAGAAACGAGAGGCGTCTTCTCCATAAAAGAAGACATCTACAAGTACTTCAACTTCAAAACGAAAAACAGAAGCCCAGAAGAACTCGAAAGAGATAGGAGGGAAGACGTTGAAGTCACGTGCATTTACCACTGCTACGTGTTCATAATGGAAATATCTGAAGAACAACAAAGACTCTACGTCGCAAAATTTGAAAACGAAAAGTATAAAATGGAACAAAAGAAAATCAACAAAAAACCAATCAAAAGAAGCCACGACGAAAACGACTACATGGCGTTCGACACGCTCGCAGATTTCAACAAGAAAAACGTGTGGCCCTTCATAAGAAAACACGTATTCGGACACAACGATTTTACGGCGATTTTAGACACTTTTTTTGTTGAAGATATAGTAGATGAGTAAAGATTATTGGGGAAAAGCATACATCATAAACCAAATACTCGAACTCAAAAACTACGAAAACATAAACGATCCGGTGCACGACGAAGAAAAACAAAAACTCGCAGAACTCACAATAGTCAAACTCAACGAACTCAGGCAAGATCTGAAAATATTCAAAAAACAAAACCAAAACGAAAGCCTGCTTTCTAGGGTAGGAGGGTGCCCCGACTTATATTGAATTAAAGCTTAAAATGAATGTAAACACAATGAACTGGGTAGTGATAGCAGGTTCGGTAATACTGTACCTACTTCTATCCAATTTCATAAAAATTGCTATAATTATATGGAACATCCTTCATATAATGTGGCAAGTAGTTAGGTTTGGGTATGACGTAAGAAAAGTCTTACGTTATAATAAACGCAAGTGATGTCAGGTGCGAAGCAGTCGTTAAGTGAAAGTTTAAGCAAATTTGAGGAAGCAATGGCAAGACAAGCGTCAAATCGATTGACGCAAAGGAAATCGAATACGAAGCAGTCGTTAAGTGAAAATTTGAGCAAACTTGAGAAAGAAATGGCAAGACAAGCGTCAAATCGATTGGCGCAAAGGAAATCGAATACGGTGAGAACGCCACAAACTACAGCCCAAAGCAAGCCCAACACGAAGTCCAACGCGACGAGCCCACAGAAAAGAAAACTTAGAACACCCGAAGAGGCAATGTTAGAAAGAAAAGGAGTACGCAGAACTCCTCACGCCTTTTTACGCAAACAAGATGTCCTAAGATCACACCAAGAATTATCAAGAAGAAGACCTGCCTTCAACAGATCGCTTTACGGCACAAGCGAACACATTGATGCAATTATACGCACTGGGAGATTCCGTAGAACTACAAGAAACGGTATTGCAAAAATACTCGAAGAAATTAAAAACAACGCGAAAATGGCTCAAATTTATTTGAATGTACCCCCACCACCACCGCCTCCAAAAAGACCAAGAAGACCAATGAAAAAGTTCCACGAAGGTGGTCTCGTGCCGAAAACGGGGGAATACAAACTTCTCAAAGGAGAAATAGTCATTAGCAGAGGACAAAGGAAAAACATGACACACGGACAAATCGTAAAACTCATCGCAAACTATGTGAAAAAGTAAATTAAAAACGAACAAACTTGTTATTGTAAATATTTATGAAGTCTCCGTTAAGATATCCGGGAGGTAAAACCCGGGCTTGTGCAAAATTGTATGACATATTTACGTACAATTTTGATCACAAAAATTACAATACCTTAATGTCTCCATTCGTAGGAGGAGGGTCATTTGAATTACACATGTTTAACAAACATGCATTTAAAATAATGGCAAATGACAAATTCAAACCACTTTACAGTTTTTGGAATGCGTGTAAAAACAATAAAAGTGATTTGTGTGCGAAAATACAAAAGGAATTTGACTCTGAAATTTCAAAGAATGATTTTACAAATATGAGAAAGTGCATCATGGAATCTGCGGACGAAGTAGACCAAGCCACCAAATTTTTCGTCATAAATAGATGTTCATTTAGCGGTGCAACTCTCTCCGGAGGATTTTCCGCAGAATCGGCATCAAAACGGTTTACGCAAAACTCCATAGAAAACGTCAAAAGTCTTAAACTACACGATTTTGATTTCTATAACCTGGACTTCCAAGAGTTCATACAAAAATGGACTCCCGGATCATTTATATTTCTCGATCCACCGTACTACCTTGGTAACCAATCCAAACTATACGGAAAACAAGGAGACATGCACGAAAACTTTGACCACGAAAAACTATACGAATCAATAAAAAATATAAAAGGGTGGATGATGACCTACAATGACTGTGAATACATCAGAGAATTGTATAAGGATTTCACAATCACAGAAACAAACTGGACTTACGGGATGAATAAAACCAAAAAATCATCGGAAATAGTTATTATCTGTAAATAAAAGCCCCGGTGGTAAACGCTCAGGATTGTCAAGGCTATATCGAGATGACACCTTTAACTTCTTAGACATGTGAGAACACATTACACTCACATAAGTGTATTTTCTTTTTCTCAACTTTCTACCATGCACCTTCACACGGACTCTCAACTTTTGATCAGAATTAAACTCCGGAACCCCGAAATTACAAACATCCTGCCCGAGATGAAATAATCCGTTCGTATTTATCTGAATGTAAGAACACCCCTTCTGTCTATAATATTCCTTTATACGATTTGACGAAATATTAAAATACCTGTCATCCCAGGTTTTATTGCTTTTCTTCATGATCAACCAATCTTTATGTAAAATATCTTGATGCATAGGTGGCGGTAATTTGAAATCGAACAACTTACCTTCGTTTAAAATATCAGAAACAATCGGATCTTTGTGCAGCCACCTTCCATCCTCCAACACTGCCTTTGATTGACCCCAATCAACTGCATTGTGCTTACACTCTATGTGAACCATAACACCATTCCAAATACACGACAAGTCCGGAGAACTGCTCGAACCACCTAAATCCAACTCAGATTGAGTATTGAAAAACTGATTCAAAGGCGTAACGCACCGTCTAACGACATTGTGAACTTTAGTCTCATACAACGAACCACTGATGGAACACATAGAACCACGAATGTCACCAATTAACTCATCAATAACTTCATCTACAATGTCGTTATCCATATATAAATATGTTACGTATTCTTTATTTAAAATCTTCCATCTTTCCCGGGTAAAAGTCGGGGGTAACCTCTAATACGTGACTAATTTTACCCAACTCCAGTTCTGGATCATCCGATGTGCGTGAATAAATAGCATCTGGAGACTCAATACTCGTTATAAATATGTATTTTGCTACTATTTGATAATAAAAACCCCTCGTAATCACCGGCTGTAGATAATCACCAATCAAACGATTAATAAACTTGTGATCCCCATCAAAATTCTCTACTAACACTGCTGTGTGTCTACTATATCCACCCCATACGTTGCTTTTATTATCAACCCTATACAAATCTAATCCATACTCTTCACACTGCTCATGCACCCACCTGGTTTTATCCATACAAGTTTCACCCCATAACCATAGCACCTTGGGAAAAGAATCTTTAAGTCCCATACCTTTACATTAAGGTTTTAAATTTATAAATCACGACACAATCGGTACATTTTACATTCATTTTAATATAGTCACATGCATTTTGATATAAGCATGTCTCATTTGAAACAGTGTTTTCAGAATTTATTTTT